CCAGGCCGTCAACATCTACTTTGCCAACGGCGGAACCGCCACGGCGCTGTGGAGTGCGTTTGGCTACGCATCGTCATTCGAGGCTTCGGCCCCGAAGGACGACATGATGACCGGCACGCTGACCATCAAGCTGTCGGGCAACATCGGCATCTAAGAGCAGGAGGCGCGGACTGTGGCTCTGACACGCGAGGAGATTCTGGCCAAGCGGAACGTGCGGCCTCGGGCACCTGTCGAGGTGCCGGGTTTGGGCACGGTGCATGTGGCCAAGTTCACCGCCCGGGACCGAGACCGGTTTGAGGAAATCGTCACCGGGGGCATCCCCGGCAAGGTGAACCTGCGGAACGTGCGGGCTCAGGTCGTGGCCCTGCTGGCCGTCAACGAGGACGGCACGCGGATGTTCACGGACAACGACGCCGACGCCATCGGCGAGTTGGACAGCGACAGCGTGCAGGCCATCGTGGACGCCGGGTTCAAGCTGAACGGGCTGAACACGGACGCCTTGGAGGACGCCGCAAAAAACTAGAAAGCCGGCCGGTGCTGCTGTTCCTGTACCGGCTGGCGTTGCAACTCGGCGAGTGGAACGTCGAAGGGCCAGGAGGATTGGCAGACCAGATCCCGTGGTGGCAGCTCGAGCGGTGGATGGCCGCCTTTCAGCTGATGCCGTGGGGCGACGAGTGGCTACGGGACGCGGTGCTCATGGCACAGAACTACAACAGCAACCGCCCCAAGGGTAAGCCGGCCATGCAGCCGCACGACTTCATGCCGGTTCCGAAGCGTGGCCAGACGCCGCAGGAGATGTTCCGCATTCTCCAGTCGGCCAAGAGGTGAGCCATGGCCGCCAAGAACTTCGGCCGCGTCAACGTCTCCATCACGGCCAGCACCGGCGGGCTCACCGCTGGGCTGGGCCGAGCCAGTAAGCAGCTGGGCGGATTCGCCGGAAGCATCAAACGAATAGACGCAGCCGCAACGTTTCTGGCGGCGACGACTGCAATCCGGGGAGTGACGGCTGCTGTCGGGTCACTTTTCAGGGCGATGCGAGGAGCGGTCGACGCGACAGTCGCGCTTGGCGAAGAACAAAGCAAGTCAACTGTAGTCTTTGGCAATGCGGCTGAGGCAGTCGCAAAGTTTGCCAAGTCGTCGTCCGCAATTGGCATCTCGGAAACCGAAGCGCTGCGGGCTACAGGGACGTTCGGAAACCTATTTCGCGCGATTGGTCTCGCGGAAAACCAGTCGGCTGATTTTTCCATCAGCATGACTTCGTTGGCCGCAGACCTGGCGAGCTTCAACAACACGAGCATAGAAGACGCACTGCTGGCCCTTGGCGCTGGCCTTCGTGGAGAAGCGGAGCCTCTGCGACGATATGGCGTCTTACTTGACGACGCGACGCTCCGGCAGCACGCCATGAGGATGGGCCTCACGGCCACGCTGAAGACTGCGTTGACGCCGTCCATTAAGGCGCAAGCTGCGTACGCAGCAATTCTCGGCCAGACATCGCTCGCACAGGGTGACTTCGTTCGCACCTCTGGTTCGTTGGCGAACCAGCAAAGGATCCTCCAGGCGAATTTCTCTACCCTCCAGAGCCAATTAGGCCAGGCGTTCGTGCCGCTATTTCAGACGCTGGTCAGAGAAGTCATGAACGTGATTCCTGAAATCAAGGCGATGACTTCGCAGTTTGTCGCTTTTTTCACGACGGTTATTCCTGGCACCGAGCAGGCAAGTAGTCAGATGTCATCCCTCGCGGTAACGCTTCGTTTGATTACTGGTGCGGCAACGATGGTCACTGGCGTTTTCCAGATGGCGGCAGGAGGCATTGCCGCGTTTGGTGCGGCAGGCGCTCTGGCATTTGCTTCTATCACTGGTGGTATTGGGGCAGTCACGGAAGGCATTGCAAACCTAATTGCGTCACTGCCTGGCATTGATTTGGGCATCGCATCTGCCATGCAAAGCGCCGCAGATGCGACGAACGAGCTAGCGGCGGCATCTTTTAGCGAGGCCGGCATCCTTGGTGATGCTGCCGGGAACCTTACTGCACAGGGCCTTGAGAACTTCGCCAATCCACTGGCTGCATTTGACAAGAACATGAAAAGCGTCGAGGCCGGAATGCAGAATGCAGCCGCCAGCGCCGGACAGTCTCTTGGCGCGTCTGCTGCTCCGCAGTTGATGGCAGCGGTGCGTGCTTCCTCCGAATCGCTCAGAGCCATTGTGGCCGGTACGGGTGAAGGCGAAGCCTTTCGGAACAGCATCATGCGCGGGTCGGACCCGCGGTTGGAGGGTGCCAAGGACCAGGCCCGCACGGCCGATGCAGCGGAGCAGTCGGCCGAGAGCCTCGAGGAGATTGAGGCCAGCCTGGCCGGCTTGGGTGGCGGCATCGGCCTAGCGACCATTTCGGTGTAACCATGGCACTTATCGACGCACGACTACTGCGAAGTCTGGAGCTGTCCGAGTCCAAGGGCGACAAGGGAACCAAGCAGCACTCGGCCACGCAAAAGTTTCTCGTCATTGCGGACGGCAAAGACCCGTCCTTTGGCGAGATTCTGGACGACGCAACTTCTTGGCCAAATCTGGGCAATCGTCCGCTGCCGCAGATCGACGACGAGGTTATCGAAGGTGGGCTGACCTTCGTGGTTAACGGCCGCGAGCTGTCGCACTACAAGGACAACGAGCGGGCCGTGGTGATGAGCGTCCGCTACGACGCCAAGCCGGAAGGCGAAGGGTTGCCGGAGCCGCAGGGCATTGAGCCCACGACGTGGCAACGCATCACCATCACAACGCAGGGCGTGACCAAGCCCGCCCTAGGCTGGTCGGACCTTAACGACGTGCCGGCGTTCAGCAATGCGGGGCAGCTGCCGGCCCGCAACTCGGCAGGCGATCCGGTGGATGGCCTCGAGGAAGAGTCGGCCTTGGTGCGGCTAACCTACACCAACACGCAGGTGCTGAACCCGCGCTTCGACCAGCTGCTGCGGTACACGAACACCTGCAATAACGGTGAGTTCCTTGGCGGCCCCGAGTACTCGGTGCGCATGACCGGATGGAACGGCGAGTACGACCAGAAGAACAACGTGTGGACCATCAGCATCGAGTTTCTCTACAAGCCTGACTTGTGGGAAATCCAGTACTTCGACGCTGGGTTTAATGAAGTGGTTGGCGGCGACCGCAAGGCCATCCTCGACAAGGCCGGTAACCCGGTCGGACAGCCCGTGCCGCTCGACGGCAACGGCGGCCAGCTGACCATCGGCAGCGATCCACTGGTGCGGTATCTGTACCCGTACCAGAAGGTCAACATGGCTCAGATATTCTCGGACTGTGGCATCTAGGAGCAAGCAATGGCCAATGAATTAAACGTCGCCGTGTCGGTGCGGTGCAAGAACGGCAACCACGAAGAGAGCTTTGCCACGTCGGGCCTGCAGTTCGACCAAGCCGCTCAGGGCTCGGCGGGTGGCATCGTCCAGATCGGCACCAACGTGGAGACGCTGTCGCTCGGCGACGTGGTCACTGCGGGCTACGCTGCGTTCCGCAATCTCTCGACGGCCACCTCGGGCACGGCCTACATCGCCCTGGGCAAGTACGACGGCACTACGCTGCACGAGTTCGTCTCGCTGCGTCGTGGCCAGCCGGCGGTCGCGCCGCTCGAGAAGACCATCACCATCGGGGCCAAGAGCTACGGCACTGCTCTGCCGCTGCGGTACGTCGTTTTTGCGGAGTAGCCTGTGACCGCCTTCGGCTTCAACGAGAACGACGCCAAGCGGATCGGCAAGGCCGTCCGCCTGGCTGAGCGCAACCCGGACAGGCCCAGCCTGGGCGGCCCCGACTACGGCGGCCGGTCCCCCGGCGTGCGGCTGCTGATTGCCAATCACAGCGGCAGTAGCTGGGCCAGCGGCAGCACCGCCGTCGTGACGGTTTACAACGGCCCTCCTGGCGGCGTGGCTTCCGCGGTCACCGTGGTCGCCTACAACCACTACGTGCAGTTCGGCAGCGACACGAACTGTACGAACCGCTGGGTGGCGCTCGGGCACAACGGTTTTGGTTGGATCGCCATTGACTCGCAGAGCGACTGCGGCACGTGCGTGTCCGCGGTCGGCGGCGTCGACTTCCGGGTGTTCCCCGGCTATTCGCGAACCACCGAGCAGGTGCTGGGCCACGACACGAGCGGCTGCATCAAGTGGTTTAGCACCACCACCTGCGCCACGGCAGCGGAATGACGCTCATCACGCTCCAAGACGGCAAGATCGTGCTGCGTGACGGCAAGGTCGGCACGGAGCAGGCGTGTTGCTGTGGCTGCCCGCAGGGCTGCGAGTGCTTGTCGGCTTTAGTGTGCGCACGCGGAGCGTCTGGCCTGACTGACGAAGATGGAAACTTTTTGACGCAGGAAGACTATCAGGAGCTTGCTGACGAATGGCTGGCCTACACGCTGGCTTGGATGGAGGCCAATAACATTCTCAGCGCTATCGAAGACGCAGGTTATGAGGCGGTTGTGATTAGCAACCAGGGCGCGGATTCTACTCCGTTTGGCTGGACCGCCAACGTAAACATCTCATACCGCTGCTGCGGCGAAATCGACACAGAGGCTGAGCCGATTGTGATCTATGACGACGACACTGCCGCTGAACCATGGGACGAACCGGCGGTCCCCTCCGGCATAGGCGGCGGTAATATCTGCCCCGGCTCTTTCGGCGGAGGCGGTTATTTTGAACTCCCACCCTGCAACCCTCTCCCATGATTCGCTGCCGCCTGCGCCACCTTGAGGCCCGATGCCGCCAGCGTGGCTACACGCTAGACGAGGTGCGGCCGTGCATTGTCACCCAGGATGGCGACCAGATCACGGTGGACGAGACGCACGCAGCGTATCCGCGGGCTAAGCCTGGCCTGGGCGACATGGTGGCCGCCGGCCTGTCTGCCGTGGGCATCACCAAGGAGTGGGTGAGCAAGGCCATTGGCAAGCCGTGCGGGTGTGCCAAGCGACAAGAGCGGCTCAACCAGTTGGGCCGCAAGTTCGGCATCGGTTGACACGTCCCCCACACTAACGGGCGAAAGGACGACGCCCGTGGCCGAAGACCATCACGTCACGATAGACGGCAAGCGGTGGCTCTTGCGGTTCACCAAGTTGAAGGGCGACGCCGCTGGGTGGACCTACTTCGACAACTCAGCCCGGCCCCGGATCCTGATTGACGAGCGGCTGAGGGCTGGCCCTCGCATGGAGACCATCGTGCATGAGCTGCTCCACGCCAGCCTCGGCCCCAGCATCAGCGAGGAGGCCGTCACGGAAGCGGCCCGCGTCATCCGGCGGACGCTCTGGAACCTTGGATACAGGGAGGTGGCCGATGGCAAGTGACCCCATCACGGACATGGCTAGGAAGTTGGCACGGTCACACCCCGACGCGCCGTCTCGCACGCTCGCCAAGCGGCTGGTGAAGGAGTGCAACGGGGCCATCACGATTGACCAGGCCCGGCAACGCATCCAGCGGCAGTTCGGCGTGCACGGCAAGAAGAATCTCAAGGAGATGAAACCTGCGTCCGTCCGTGCAAAGCGCAGCGCTGGCGAGATCATGGCCATGCCCAAAAGCGTGGCCGACTCGTGGACGCCACACCGGCTGAACGTCTTGGGCAACGTCGGCATCATGTCGGACGTTCATGTGCCGTATCACTCCGAGATCGCCGTGGCCGCAGCTATCGGTTTCTTGAAGGACCAAGAGCTGACCGGCCTGCTGCTTAATGGCGACATCGCCGACTTCTACGCCATCTCCCGCTACACCAAAGACCCCACGCAGCGCGACTTCAAGGGGGAGCTCGAGGCCGTGCGGGACTTCCTGGCCTACGTGCGGCAGGAGTTCCCCGACATCCCCATCGTCTACAAGAGCGGCAACCACGAAGAGCGGTGGCAGCATTGGCTGTGGCAGCATGCGGCCGAGATCAGCGACGATCCGCGTATGAGCCTGTCGGCGTGGCTGGAGTTGTCAAAGCACGACATCACGCTCGTCGAGGACCAGCGGCCCGTGATGCTCGGCAAGCTGCCGGTGCTACACGGCCACGAGCTACCGAAGGGCATGGCCGCGCCGGTCAACGTGGCCCGGGGCGTGTTCCTGCGGACGGGCTCAACCGGGCTGGTGGGCCACTCGCACCGCACGAGCAATCACGCTGAGTCCGATATGTGGCACAAGGAGACGGGCTGTTGGAGCACGGGCTGCTTGTGCGACTTGCGGCCCGAGTACGCGCGCATCAATAAGTGGAACTGGGGATTTGCCATGGTCGCCATACATAAGGGCGGTGCGTTTGACGTTCACAACTACCGGGTGATGCAGGACGGCACCGTAAGGACCGCGTAACCAGAAAGGCGACGACATGACAGCAGCGACTTTAGAGAGAGCGAACGATGCACT